TATTTTCCATTTGTTCATGATCAGTTTCCATTTCTTTCATCATGTCTTTCATGGCATTGATCATTTGACGTTTAGTCATTTTTTCGTGCATACCTTCTTTGATCTTTTTCATTGGTTCTGGTTTACCTTCGTTTTTAGTGACTTGATCTTTTACTTCTTTTGATTTTGCAGAAGCTTTCTTACCAATTGAGTCAGTTGATTCTGGGTCTACAACTGGTGTACCCAAATCTTCTATCTCACCTTCATCTGCATCAATCTTTTTCATTGGTTCAGCTGAAGCTGCACCTTTTTTTAAAGGAGCACTGCCTGGAGCTGCACCTTCACCCATAACCTTAATCTTACGACCAAACTCCTTTTGTAGATCAACACCAAGAGAACCAGCGCCATCACCTTGAATAAAGATGTCACCTTTACCCCTAAAGGCATCTCCACTGCCATCTACTTGATCACTATCTACATCTTCGATCTCACCATTATCGTATTCTGGGGAGTTCAGGATGAATGATTTTACTTTGTCAACATCTCGGTCAGATACAGTAACTTTTACGTCATAGTGATTATTTTTTACAGGTTTGTAGGCCTCTTTTTTTAAAGGAGAACTGCCATTGGCTTCCTCAAGTTCTTTAAGAACTTCGGCCTCTAACTCCTCAATTGTTTGATCTAATTCGTTAGCCATCGGAAATGTCTCCTTAATTAGTGTTCGTGTTAGAATATATTTATAAACTATAAAAGTTTAAGGAATTTAGCAAATTCTAATGCAGCTTCCTTATCTTTAGTTTTATTTATACGTTCTTTCATTAGCATTAATTCTGCTTCAATGATAGAACCATGATTCCAAACCCATTCCTTTCCTTCCATTATACCTTCTACGAAAGCATTTGGCGCAGAAGGGTCTGCAACAATGTCTGCTGCCGTTGCAAGATAAAAGTCATCTCGCACATAATTGGCACCATTTTTCTGTTCTAAACTTCCCATACCCCTTGAGGATACACCAAGTTTAGCACCTTCATCCATAAGACTTTTTACTATCTTACCCATTGGAGTTTCAAGTATTTTTGCCTCACCGATAAAATTCTTTCCATCTGGAGTTAGAGAAGTGATCATGTGTGATGCTCTCTCTAAATTCACAGTTGGGCCTTCTGGGTGTCCTAATTCACCAAAGGCACGTTTTTCCTTGATATACTTTTGATTATATCGTTCTACTTCTTTTTGTAGGATTTGTTGTGGATAAACTCGACCATTACGATTTTTAATATCTGCCTGCATGAAGATACCTTTGATCTTATAGTTTTTGCCACCATCTTCTTTTTCTTCACAGATATATTCTATATCTTGTATTTGTTCTGATATGAGTTTCATAGTCGTATCCTTATGTCAGGTTACTGTAACCTGCGGTCTTTCTAAATTTTAACCAAATTGTTCCAACTGATGCAGATGAATTTGTAAGTCTAATATCCCCAGTTACTCCAGTGCTTGCTGGATTTGGAATAGATGGCATACTCTGAGAAGAACCATTATAACTACCAGAACCATTTAATGATAGAGCAACATCATCAGTGGTTGCATCAAATAAAATATCGGTTTGAGAACCCACTGTCCACTGTGCAGAGACAATAGAAAGTCTTTCAGTGCCATCGTCAGCAGCACCAACTAAGTTAGATGCATCTAGAATACTAGCAGCGGCATTTGTACTAGTAGTCGTGACTTTAATGACTGTCTCAAAATCCTTATCTGATAAAATTACTGCATTTACGGCCATGTAGTTTCCTTATATTTTTAACATTTCTCTCTCAAAATAGTTCATTAGTTCTTTTTCCGTAACCTTGAACTTTTTTGCAGAGTCTTTAATCGTTTTTTCAAAAGTATTTAGAAAATCCGAAGGTTTATCATCCATTATCTTGAATATGTTGTCAACAGCACCCTTCATCTTTGGTGATAACTTCTTATACTCTTTAGTTCTTTTATGTTCATCCCTCTCTAAAAAGGGTGTGTACATGTCATCAAACTTCAACATCCTCAATCTCCGTAGGTGTTGATTTAACAAAAGAGTTTGCAACCTCTCGTCTTTTTATCTCTAGAGCGTCACCAACTTTTTGTGACATTACTTCCTTAAATGCCTTTTCTGCATCAACAACATCGTTGTTTGCAAGTGAATCTATTATATCTTTAGTTTCCATTTTCATCTCCAAATCTTGAAATGCCATCTGAGTCTGGGTCTACTGCAATTCCACCATCTTCAACATCCATACCAGCTTCTTGATTAATTTGTTTTTGCATTTCTTCTATTTCATTATCAGTCATATTTAGTACATTTTTTTGAACCCATTGCTTACTGTAGAATGTACCAATATATGATTCGATATTCTGTAATGAATTAATTTTATTTTCAAGTATTTCTGCTTTCTTTAATTCTGCAAAATATCCATCTTGCATGAAATCATATTGAATGTGTTCTTTAATAGAGGGCCATTCCTCTAGTGAAATTACACCTTTCAATATAAGTTGTGTTTTAAGTATGTCAGATAACAATGGTGTAAATCGTTTACGCAATCTCTGAACAAACTTTGTAAACTTCAATTCATCTCGTGTAATTTCAGTTGAACGACCCAAACTAAAGTTTGACTCAGATTCCATACGAGAAATAGGTACATTCAATGAACGATACAACTTGTTCTGAAAATACTTGATGTCATCAATCTCACCTAGATTAGAACCGCCAGGCAAAGTAGTAATCTCTGTTCCACGACCACCTTCCCTACGAGGCAACCAAAAGTCCTCAAGCATACTCATCTGATTACGATCATCTCTTATCTCACCAGTAGATGCATCATACACCAACTTGTTACGATAACGATTCATCACATCTTTAAGATACTGTTCAGCTTTTATCTTTGGTAAGTTACCAACATCAATATAAAATATACGTCTTTCTGGAGCTCTTGATATACGATAGATAACCAATGAGTCCTCAATCATTCGTAGTTGATTGACAGGTTTAATTGCTTTATGTAAATAAGATAGTATATGACCTTTATTTTGATCTATGATGCCTGATGGACAAAATGCAATACTATCAGATGTAAGTCTTAACCCTTGTACTGTTCCATAACTTGCAAGTGACTTTTCATTGTAAATGTAATAGTCGTTTAGTTTCTTAACAGTATCCTTTCCACTTTCATCTTTACTTTTACTAACCTCACGAATTTTACGAATCTTTTGTGGGTCAATATAACGTAATTCTGTAATACCCTTTCTTGGATTTTTGGAATCTATGATTTTATGATAGTAGATACGACCATCAACATACCACCTACGAAAAATGTCATGACCCTTTACATTAAAGTCTAAGAGTCTAAGTACAACATCAAATTCTTCTCGAATTTTATCTAGAACACGTTTGGGTTGTTTTAATCCATCAAGAACAATAGAGATGGACTGATCTCGCTCATCAGACACAATTGATTCATTGATGATGTCCTCGATTGCAGAGTCACATTCGGGTTGTTGTGCAATTTGACGATACCTACGAATAAGATCAGCTTCAGTTCTTTCACGACCATCAGTGTCTAGAACTTGGCCAAAGAAACCACCACCAGCAACTTCAATACTACCATCATCTGGAGTGGGAAGTGTTAGTTGTTTTTTATCTTCCTCACTCTTTACTTTTTCAAATTTGAAACCAAAAATTTCAGCCATAATAACTCCTACTGTATTTTAAGTATTTAGTAGGTTAAATTAGAAACTCACACCAGATGGTTCAAAGTGTTGGTATCTCCATGTAACTTCAAAAGTTTCAATTTCTGTAGCTTCTGCACTTGATAGGTCAATCTGTGCAACTGTCAGTGGATAGGCATTACGGAAAATATATGTTTTTAGTACAGTGTCATCACGATCTAATTGTTCAACTGTTAAATCTGTTTGATAATCAGCTGGTGAAGTTACACCAGTATTTTCAACATAATCATTAATTCCATTTTGCCACAATTCCATTGCGTTACGAATCATGAAGTCGGTATCATTGTAGAAGGTAACAGTCCATGTCTCAGGAGCTGGTCGATCACCACTCACATAAATGTTACGACCACGAAATGGTACAGCAATCTCACCTAGAGTTGAAGCTGGTAAGTTTGATGCAGTTGCCAAAAAAGATGCCCTACGAACATCAAGTCCAATTGCAATGCCAGGCGGTGGTGTGATTGTGACTCGAAACTGATTGGCACGAGCACCACCACCGATTAGATTTGCTTTAAAATCATCTATTGCTGCCATGTTAGCCTCCTACCTCACTAAATGCAACCCCAGTTCTTGTTGCAATAAAGTTAAGTGTTATAAAGTTAATTGAACGAGCAGGTTTAATAAAGATGTCTGCAACAAACTCATTACGATCAATTACTTCACCTGTATTGTTAGTTGCATTACAAACCACAGAGAAGTCTGTAATACCTCGTCTACCTTGTATGTCTCGTAAGAACGGCTCCACTAGGTTTCTAAATTGAGCTCTTGTAAATTCGTCATTGAACTCAAAGAGTTGGAATTTAGATGCAGTTGCAATTGCCTTCTCAAGTAGTAAGAATAATCTTCGTACATTGATACGATCAAATGCACTTGGTTTTGTAAGTGCAGTTTTATCACCAAATAACACTACACCTTGGCCAGGGAAGTTAACAACAGGATTAATTCTTGCACGATACAATATGTCTCGATCTGCCTGTTGTGGATTGTATGCAAGTTTTATTGCACCACGAATGTTACCACGATTGAATCCAGCAGGTGAGAAGAACGAATCTGCAACTCGATCTGTAAATGCACACAGACCAGCAATATCACCATTAAGTGGAACAAATCTAAACACATCATTATATTTGTCAAACATTTGTTTGTAACCACTATCAAACACTGCGTATGATGATGATGGAAGTAAATCAAATCCAGTCTTAACATTAGTTGTTTGAGTGTTTACGTTTGCAATATCAACAACTGCTTCACGGCGAGGTGAGATAAATGCAACACAATCTCTACGTCTTTCTACTAAGTCAATGATCATTGTTCCATGAGTATCAAATTCTGAATCAGAAGAAGCAACACCATCATGGCCTGGCCCACCTAAGACTAAGTTAATGTCTACACTCTCAGTATCCCCAAACAAATCGTAAGCAAGTCTAAGTTCTCCAGCAGTTACGGCATAATCGTCAGTACCACCAGATAAGTTAGTTGCTGTTGGAGTGTCTACAGCAGTATAAGAGAATGAACCTGTCTCTAAAGATACTCTATCATTTTCATCAGCACCAGCTCCATCAGTGCCATCGAAAACAACATTATCATTAGCATCAGTACCAGAACCATCAGTACCATTGAAAATTATGAAACCACCAGTGACAGTTTCACCATCAATGTCCTCACCCCAGTTTATTCCAGAGGAATTATGATCCATCCAATATATGAATCTTGATTGAGCATAAATTACGTTTGGATAATAATTAGTGCTTCCTTGTGGTGTTTTTGCAGTAGGATTTTTAGATACGTTTGCAAAAATTTCTAAAACTGCTTGTCCACGTTGACCATTTGAATCTACGGCAGCACCTGAGATAGAACCATCTCTATCATAAACTACAATGTGTAGTTCATCACCTGTGCCTCGATTGTTTTGAGTGGCATAATCAGATGTGCCAGGAGCACCATTAAACAGGTCATAAAATCTCCAACGTCTGCGAACATTTGTACCTGTGGCTATGTTACTTTGTAGTCCTTGACCAGCTGGGTCATCAAGTAATTTTATAGTAACAACATTAGTCACTGTATTTACAGCAGTAACTTCGTATTGACTTCCATCTGTCTCTTGGAAGAAAAGTATATCACCTACATTGATACTGGTGACTGCTGTTAACTGTATAGTGGTATCCCCTTTGTCTGCTGAACCATCATTAGTTGTAGTGACCGCAGTTTGTTCGTATGCAGTTGCTGTTGCACAAATGGAAACACCTAATGAATTACCATGAGCACCAGCAGTTCGTGCGGCCCACTCACCAACAGTCGCTTGACCTGTTGAGAATGAATTTAAATAATGATCTGTATCACGAATTAGTAAACCAGTGTTACTTGATGCAACTGCGTTTAGAACTCCTGATGCAGGTCGAACAACTTTAAGTGAATTTGTGTATTGTAAAAAGTTTGCAGCTGTAAAAAAGAATTCAAAGTTGTTATCATTTGGTTTTCCAAATACTTCGATTAATTCTTCCTCTGAACTAATATCTGTAATAGAGGAAACTGGGCCCTTTTCAAATGGGCCTGCAATCGCACCAATGGATGTAGCCACCGCTGGAACGACATTTGTTAAATCTATTTCTCTGACAAGCACGCCAGGCGAGACTAAAAAACTCATTGTTTATGCTCCTCTGTTAGAATTGTTTGGAATTATTTATAAAAATATGGTTTTTCAAATAAGGTTTTATAAACATTAAAACATATAAATAATGGTATGGCTAATAAACACTACGAAAAATATAAAGAAACAATCAAAAAAGTATCCAAAAGGAACTATCACCAAAGGATAGTATCTTTGAACCTATTTATTAAAAATGAATGTTGTACTGCATGTGGTGAGAGTGAGACTGTTTGTTTAAAATTTTATCCTCATGATAAAAAAATAAGAACAAAGATAAAACGAGTTGGCATGAATGACGATAGTCGTGAAGAAATACTTAAAATGATAGAAGATAGTGTGGTGGTGTGTTCTAACTGTTTTATAAAGATAGAAAATGACTTGATTGATTTAAACTACCAATCTGTATTATGATCTCTGACAACAGTTTGCCATCGAGTTCCATACTCATCAACCATATCATCATCATATGTATTTACACCATCATCAATAAAACCAAATGGAGCCATGTCTTGTTCTAACTGATCTTGTTGTTCTTGTATCATTTTAGAGCGAATGTCTAGACTAGTTAATTCTTTAAAATATTGTTGATCTGATGCCCAAGCAAATAGGAATAAACAAGCCACTAAGTCATCAGTACAACCATCATCTGCTTGCCATGAAGAACCTTTGACGATAAATGTTGACAACTCATTGATAATAT